GGTGTAGACCTTGATGGTGCCCGCGCCGGAGCCCGCGTCGATCAGGTCGACGATGGCGTCGCAGGCTGCGCTCCGCACGGCGGCGTTGAGTCGGGTCGTTGATGCCATGTCGCGCTCCTGCTTCCTAGCTGTCCACGGTCCATGTCCCGGCCGACCCGATCACCACCCACTTCACGGCGTCGATCGCGACGAGCCGGACGAACGAGCCCGCCGCGGCGTTGGCGATGTAGCCCGCCGCTGCCGACGTCGTCGCGGCGTGGCTGATCGTGTCGCTCGCGGCCGCCGTGATGCGCAGCCCGTTGGCGTCGTCGCAGATAAACGTGAACTCGAGACCCGCGCGCGCGGTCGGGAGGGTCTGGTAGCCCTGCGCCGCTACGCCCTTGTTCGTGATGACCTTTCCCGACTCCGAGGCGAGGAGCACGTTCGGGGAGGCGGCAACCGCTGTGCTGACCTCGACCGTCTGGCTCAGATCGAAGCCGCCGCGGGCAAACTCGTTCCACGTCGTCGGGCTCGCGCCCGTGTCCGCCCAGAACAGGACGTACTGCGTCGTGGCGTCGAGCACGACGTCCTGCCCGCCGAGGAAGCTCATTTGCCCTGCGCCGCCCGCAGCGTGCGTGAGCGTGATGATCCGGGCCGCGTTCTCCGCGCGGATCATCAGCCAGAACGAGGACATCGATGTCATCACGATGTTCGTGAGCGTGTCGTCCGCATCGCTCTCGCCGTCGATCGAATGCAGCCCGATCGTGGCCGTGACGGAGCCAGACGAGATCGTCAGCTCGGTCTCGACCGCGCCCCCAGGCAGTTGCTTCGTGGCGGCGAGCCAGTCGTCGAGGGCGGTCTGCCCGGCCGTGACGGTCGGGCCAGCAGCGAAGACTCCAGCGGCGGGGAAGGCCATGTCGTCAGGCTCCGTTCCTGCTTGCGGTTAGTACCCTCGGACAGTCACGTCGACGAGCGTCGTGGTCTCGACCGCGCCGTCCGACGTGTAGGCACGGAACGCGGGGCCGCTCGCGGGGCTCTTGTGCGTAGTGACGACGGTCATCGGGTCGTCGGTGCCGACCTGCCGAGCCTCGACCTCGACGATCTTGCGGAAGGTCGCGCGGGTCGCCGGGGTGTGCCGGGTGCCGCCGTTCGCCGGGATCGAGAGTCCCTCGGTCCGCTCGGTCAGCGGGTCGGACGACACGGTCACGGCGAGCGCGGTCACGGTGTACTGCCGTGGGCCACCCGGGACGATGAGGCGGAAGTCGTACCGCCCGACCTCGACGGGCTGGAGACGGCCGGGCCACGGTCGCCAGTACTTCGGGCTCTGCGCGGTGAACATCGGGTCGCCGCCCGTAGCCGAGAACATCAGCGCGTACGGGTCGGGGTCGAACCACGCGAGCGAGTTGTTGAGCCGGTACTGGAGTCGCCACCCGACGGCACCCGAGGCGCAGTCGACCGAAAGCGCCGAGCGCGGACCTTCCTCGCCCGCGTGGACGGTGAACGGGAAGACGTACTCCACCCACTCGAAGAGGTCGCCGAACATGAGGTCGGCCCCGTCGTCCGCGAACCACGCCGCCCCGTCGCCCCACGTCTCGCCGAACATGAGCGCGTCGGGGTCGAGCGGGAACATCGGCGAGTCGCCGTCGGCGCTCATCCACGGCTCGATGCCGGACGGGAACATCGGCTCGGGTGCGGTCGAGAGGGCGCTAGCCGTGAGCACGCCGCCGCTCGATGTCCCGCCCGTGAGCGTGCCGTCGGCGAAGTCATTGGCCGCGTGGTCGACCGTCCGGATCGTGTACTCGCCCCGGTCGTCGATCGGCCCCCGGTGGGTCATCAGCGTGAGCGGTGGTCCTTCGTTGTCGTCCCAATCGACGGGCACGCCGAGCAGCGTGCGCGGACCCTTGGGCACCCGGCAGAGCAGGAACGGCCAGTCCGTGAAGATGTCCTCGTGCGCCTTCTCCGCGGTGTTCCACCCGATCGTCCCGCCTTGGTGGACGCCGGGCGCGTGGCGCAAGCGGTAGCCCCGCAGGTCGACGACCTCGATGTCGATCTCGCCCGTGACGCAGTCGCCCTTGGTGAGCCGCAGCGAGGCGAGCGCCGGCGGGGCGGTGCCGTCCTTCACGATCAGCGTGGCGAGGATCTCGCGCCACCCGCTGATCGCGCCGGTGTCGGGGTCGACGAAGCGGCAGCGAACGTCGTAGTACTCCCCGAGTTCGAGTCCCTCGATCACGAAGCCGCTCTCGCTCGCCAGCGGGCGCTCGGGGTGCGAGCGCCACTGCACGGCGCGGTCGTCGTCGAGGTCGTCGGCGGTCGGGGTCGGGCGGTACTCGATCTCGTAGTACAGCATCAGACGGCCACCCCGGGCGACTGGAAGCGGACGCGGACGCCGCGCCGGACGCTGCCCGCGCCCCCGTTGCGCTCACGGAGGCTCGACGACGTTGCACTGAGGACGCGGGGCGGGTTGAGCGCGGGCGGCTGGATCACGGGCGGGATGGTGATCTGCGGGGAGTACGCGGGGATCGTGGACGTGGACGCGGTCAGAACGCCGGGCGCTGCGTCGACGAGCGTCAGGCGTGCCCCGAGGTCTCCCGTCGGCTCGATCTCCTGCACGATCAGGTCGACCGACTCCGTGCCCGCGACGCCGAACAGGAACAGGTCGCCCGCCTCCGGGACCGACGCGGAGTCGATCGGCGTCGTGAACGTGATCGTCGTCTGGTTGCCCGCGTCCGTGTCGACGAGCGCGTAGACGGTCGCGCCGTTGCTCTTGCGGAAGCGGCAGGCGTAGGACGCGGCGGCCATCGGGCACGCCTGATCGAGCGTGGCGGTCAGCACGTCGCCGCCGCCGTTGAGCGTCGTCGACAGCACGCGACCCTGCGCGAGCCCCTGGAGGACGACATCGTGCGCGAACTTGACCCAATCGCCGCGGATGCAGTCGAGGTGCTCGAACGTCGTCTCGACGATGTACTTCTCCGGGCGGAGGCGGAGTTGCGCGAGGTGTCGCCGCCCGAGCTTGTACGCCTGACTGTGGCTCGTGATGCCCGGCATGTCGAGCAGCTCGAACGTGGTCGCGGTCGTCGGCGTGAACCCGTCGTCGGGCACAATCGCCTGCGTGTCGAGCCAGCCCGACTCGGGGTCGACGAACTGGACCTTAAACGCTTCGGGCTTCGTGATGTACGCCCGCTCGGAGTGGAACGCGATGACGTTGCGCGGCGTGAAGTGCTGCACGGGAGCGCCGCTCAGGTCGTTCGCCATGACGACCGAGTGGAGCCCGTCCTGCATCGCGGGTGACGCGAAGCCAGCCCCCGCGATCTGCCGCAGGATGTCCCGCACCGTCGAGCGACCCTGCGTCACGGTGTTGAACTCGAAGCCGTTGGTGATGCAGTCCGCCGACCACGTCTGGAGGTTCGTCAGGTTGATCGCGCCATCCGCCACAGGCCGCTTGTTCGCGTCGCCCTGGAGGACGTGGCGGTAGAGCGCGGCGGGGTTGCTCGTCGGTCCCTGCACCCAGCTCGACCCGTTGTCGTAATTGAGGATGTTCGTCTGCACGACGGCATTAAACGAGTCGATCAGTCGGGAGAACTCGCCCGTGATCTTCACCTTCATCGCGACCGTACAGAGGTTGCTCAGGTTGTGGACCGTGCCCGCGCGGGTCACCAGCATGGACGCCCAGTCGGTGACATCGCTGATCCCGAGCGTGCCCCCGGGGTTGCTGATCCGCCGCACCTGGACCTCGTATGTCCCCTCGATGACGGAGACGCTTCGCTTCGTGTAGACCGACGACGCGGTCTGATCGGTCATCTTGATCAGTTCGCCGCCCGCGGGGGTCGTCCACGTCGTCGCTCCGACCGCACGGTAGCGCCAGCCCATGCGTACGGTTGCGCGCTTGTTCTTCGTCGTGTCGCGCCAGATGAGCCCCTGCGGACAGCCGACGATTATCGTGATGTTCGTCGCGCGTTCGATCGTCGTCTGCGTGACCGCGTTCCCCCACCCGGCCGAATAGCGCAGCCGCTTCGCAACGATCGTCTCCTGCACGTTCGTCGCGAACAGCGTGTGCGCGGCGTCGGTGCTCGTGCCCGCGCGCATCTCCATCTGGACCACGTTACCGTCGACCCGCGTGCCGTTGACGACCCGCCCGCCGAAGGCGTCCGTGTTGGCGAAGAACGAGCCCGTGTAGTAGAGGCTCGCGTCCGACGTCATAAGCGGCTCGTCGCCGATCTTGAGTTCGGAGATGTCGAGCTTCCCGTACCCGAACGTGAACAGCGCGTGCTGGTAGAGCTTGCCCCCCTCGACGGTCGTGTACTGCCGCGCGGCGTGAAGTGGGAAGAAGCGGTGCTTCCCGAGGACCTGCGGCACCGGGGCGTAGGCGTCGAAGTAGTTGTGGCCGCCTGTGATCGTGCGGCGGACGCCGGGGGTTGACTCATCGTTCGGCGACTCGCCGGGCGGCATCAGCGCCTGCATGAGCAGGGATACCCCGTAAACGAACGCCGCCGTGACTGCAAGGGCGACGGCCGAGATGATGGCCGTGGTGGCGATGATCCCGAGCGACGCCGCGCCGATCACGTTGGTAACCGCCACGCCGATAGCGATCGCACCCGTAATGACCCCCGGTCGCTGCGACACGATCAGCGACTGCCCGCCGGTCGGGACCGTCGTCCGCCACTCGTCGGGCGCGATGATCTGCCCGTCGAGCGAGACCGCGAGCGCGGCCGGGTCGATCTCCGTCGCGGCCACCACGTCGGCCACCGTCCAGTCCCGCGCCGGGATCTGCGCGAGGCGGCGGTACTCCGGGAGGGGGACAGCCGGGAGGATGGCGACGGAGACGGGGCGGGTCTCGAGTAGTGTGGTCACGGCGTCACGCTCCGAGCCTGCCTGAACCTTGGCGGGCTCGGGCGGTTGCACGTCGCGGAGGTGTCGATGACGGATAGCACACTCGGATTTCTGGGGATGATCTTCGGGGGGTTCATCGCGCTCGTGGTCTCGCTCTTGATCGCGAACGCCGCGCACGGCGGCGACGGCGACACCGGGTGGGCCTGGGGCTTCCTCGGTCCGGTCGGCTGGATCATCGCGGCGATCAAGGGGATCCAGCCCCCACCGTAGCGAGCGTCTTGTGCCGGAACGCGGGACCGATGCGCAGCGCCGCCCACGGCATCCGGTCGAAGCGCGACGTCTGCACGCCGTTCTCCCGGACGTGGTAATGCAGCATCCAGCCGGGCGCGATGACGACCGCGATGTGGATGTCTCGCGGCATGTCCGGGATCTCGAACGTCAGGCAGTCCCCGGGGACGGGCTCGCCGTCGTGCGGCTCCCACTGCGCCGCTTCGTCGTCGAGAGCGAGCGTGATCTTCCCGAGGCGGTCCAGGGCGTCGAGGTCGTCAAGCCCCGCGAGAGGCGCGATCTCGGCTCCCCACTGCTCGCGCAGCACTTCGCGCACGAACGGATAGCAGCCGTGCGGACCGTAGCGCCGGCCGCGGTACTTCTCGATCCAGCCGGGGAGGTTCATCGGTCGAACCCCGCGGGGAACGCGAGCGGCGTGAAGTCCTGCCCCGGGTAGGAGTCGTCGAACACCGCATCGGGAGCGAGCCCGAGAACGACCTGCGTCTCGCTGATGTTCGCCGACACCATGCGCAGGTTCGGGAACGTCCGCACGATCGTATCCGGAGCGGAGAGGCGGACGATCTCCAGCGTGATGGTCGGTGGCGATGTCACGGAGCGGAAGGCAACCGTCGTCGCCTGGTCGGTGTTGTCGAGCGTGAGCGTCGCCGCGGCGGGTCCGTCCCGATCCGCGGGCAGCGCAGCGGAGAACGCGAGCGCGGTGTAGGTGTCGCCGCCACTGACCACGTCCGCGAACGTGTTGACGTAGCGCAGCGTCGAGACGAAGTCGGCGTGCGTGACGGTGACGAGCACCACCCACTCCCCGGTCGTCGTGCCCGCGTAGAGTTCCGCCTTCTCCGCCGAGGACAGGCCCGCGCTCACGTCACCCGCCTCCACGTCATGCGGACGTTCCCGTCGCGCTGCGCTGCGGCGTCGCCTCCCTTCGAGAAGTCGTACTCGGGACCGCTGACGATCAGGAACGTGGCAGTCGAACCGTCGACGGGATCAGGGAAGCCGGAGATGGTGGACGACCCGCCCGAGAGCGTGGTGACGACGAACGTGACCAGGTCCGCGCGCTGCTCGCCGGTCAGGTAGAAGGCCATCTCGTAGGTGCCAAACGAGCCCGACATGACGCGCCGCGCCTGGGGCGGGCCACGCTGCATCTCGGTCACGAGGGACTGCTGCGTCGGGATGTACCGGAACCCTGCGAGTAGGGGGGCGAGTGGGAGCGAGGCGGGCCAGGGTTGCGCAGCCATCTATCCTCCTCTCCTGCCGCGGCGCTGGAGCCCGTGGCGTGAGAGCGTGCGCGAGATCCGCCCACCGCTCTCGATGCTGCCGATCACGACGTCCTCGATCACGACGTTCAGCTCCGGGCCGCGCGGCCCCATGCGCTCGGTCGACGACGCCTTGACGCCCGACGCTCGGTTGTCGATGTTCACGATGACATCGCCGCCCATCGGGGACTCGCCCACCGCGCGCTCCGCGTCGAGGCGGATGCCGGAGGCCGTGGTCGCCGTGAGGCCGAGCGCAGTCCCGATGACGTTGGTGAGCTGCTTCTGGATGGCGATGCGGATGAGGTCCGAGATGATCGACGCGGCCATCTGCTTGAATGCGTCGGCGGCCGTGATCGTGCCCGCCGCGAAGTCCATGATGGCGTCGGTCATGTTGCTCGCGATGACGTCGCGCGTCTGCTCTGCGGACCGCTGCACTTCCTCCATCTGGGAGCGCATCGCGTCCATCTGCTGATCGAGCGCCTCGCCGCGTGCGTCGAAGTCCGCCTTGGTCTGCTTGTCGAGCCCAGCCTGCCGGACCTGTGCGATCTGCTGATCCCGCAGGCGCTCGAGTTCGACGGTGCTCTCGCCGTACTTCTTCGCCTCCTCGATCAGCGCCGCGTGCCGCCGGCGGATCTCCTCGACCTGCTGCTCCGTCGAGGATCGAGTGACCTGGGAGATGTCGAAGGCGAGTTGCGACTGCGCCTTGTGGATGTCCCGCACCACGTCGGCGTGCTCGTCGCGCCACTCCTTCCACGCCTTCGTGCTCTCGTCGAGATCCTTGAGCGTCTCGTCGAACCCTGCGCGGCGGTGCGCCTCGCCGATGGGCGTCTGTCCGCTCCGCGACTCGCCAGCGCCGGTTCCGCCGCCGAGATCGAAGGGGAGCGGGCGGTCGATGGGCTTACGGAGCCGAGCGTTCGCCGCCGCGATCCGCTCACGAGTCTGCTTCGCGGCCTCGGCTTCGAGCGCCGCGATCTCGCGAAGGATCAGGCGGAGTTGTATCCTGAGCGTCTCGGCCTCTTCGCCTGTGGCCTTGATGTTCTTACGGAAGCGATCCGTCGCGTCGACGGTGTCCTCGACGACGACGTACGTGAAGTCGAGCATGGCCTTGCGCCGCGCGAGCGCGCCCTCTTCCCCGGCGTCGGGGGCGAGGAACGGCTTACCGCTCAGGCGCGCGAGGATGCGGTCGCGATCCTCGGTTAGCCCCTGGATGTCCGTGCCGACGCCGCCTCCGAGAGCGCGCGCGGCGAGTGCCCGCTTGTCGAGGCTGCGCGCGAGTTCGAGGTTGCGCTCGGTCAACTTCGTGAGAGCCGTCTCCAGCTCCTTCGCCTCCGCTGCCGCCGTGCTCGTCTTGCTCGCGAACAGCGCGATAGCGGTGGTCGCGAGCGCGATGGCAAGCGAAACGCCAGTGAAGCCCGACGCGGCCAGCGACGCCATCCCTGTGCCTACGGCGGTGACCGCCGCGTTACCAGTCGCCCCGAACGCTCGCATGGACGCGGTCGCCGCTGCGATCGCGCCGGGTGCGCCGCGCGTTTGCTCCGTGAACTTGCCCATCGCCGTCGTCGTCGACGCGGTGGCCGTCCTCATCGACGCCATGCCCGACGCGCCCGAGCGGACAGCGCGCGCCGCCTTGCCCATGTCGGCCTTGGTCGTCGCGGAGAACTTCGCGACCGAAGCGCCCGCCTCGGTCATGCCCTTCTTGATGCCCGCGACGTTGGCGGTGCCCTCGATGTGGAGAGAGCCTACGGACTCAGCCATGACCCTCTCCTTGCTCGCGGCGCTCCTGCGCCTCGCCGATCAAGCGGAATACGCCATTCCACGCGACGACTGCCGCGGCGTCCGCCGTCGCCTGCGCGTCGGGGCCCGGCGTTGCCTGCTCGTCGTCGGGCTCGTAGGGGGCCAGCGTGTCCGCCAGCGACGGCAGCTTGCCCACGCGACTCAGGGCACCCGCGTACCAGCCGCCGAGCACAGCGCGCACGTTGCGGCGCTTCTCGCGCCACTGCCACGCCTGGACCTCCTGCCAGAACTCTCGCCGGGTGAGGTTCCAGTAGGCGTCCCGCGTGAGGCCGATCCGCAGGGCGGTCCGGAGGTCGCGCTCCCAACACGTCAACCCGTCGTCTGGGGTTTTGGGTCCTCGCCCGTCGCGGCGGGCAGCCCCTCCCACGTCTTGTCGTGAGCGCGCAGGACGACCATCCGGATCTCGTGGCGCTGCGGACCAGTGAGGTCGCCGAGGATGTCGTCGAGCACGTCGTCGAGAGTCCACGCAGCGCGCCGGACCTTGGCCCGGACGCGGTGGCCCTCGAGCGCCCCGAGGATCAGCGCGGCCAGCTCGATGTCCGAGCCGACGCCTGACTGTGCACGGAGCTCGGTCGTCGGGTAGCCGGTCGCCCGCTCGAACACGTAGCACGCGCGCGCGGTGAAGCACCCCGTGTACGTCTCCCCGTTCGCCGTGAACGTGAAGTCATCGAGCACGGCTACGTCCTCGTGACCGTGCCGGTCGGGGTCAGCGTGACGGCCGCTGTGCTGATGCCGTCGAGCGTGGCAACGATGTTGAACGTGGTGACGTGGGCGTTGAACGCCCAGACGTTCGCGCCCGTATCTACCTGCGTGATGCGGTAGAGGCGGGAAGTGAACGCGATCAGGTCGGCGGTCAGTTGCTCCTGCGTCGCGTCGCTGCTGTCGTAGACGAGGTCGAAGGAGCACGGCCCGAGCGTGCCGAGCGTCGGGGTGTTCGTCCGGAACCCCGAGGCGGTGTCCATCGCAGTCGTGTCCGCGACCGCAACATCGAGCGTCGGGAGGTTCAGGTTGACGACGCCCCCGATGGTCGTGTACGTCCCGGAGGCGGGCGTGGTCTCGCGCGCGAGGATAGTGGCAAACGACTTGAGTCCTACGGCCATGACGTTCTCCTGGGGCTTGTCAGGCTCCGTCCCTGCTTACTTGTCGCGGTATCCGATCATCCAGTCCTGCGAGATCACGTGCGTCTGCGTCGCGTCGTTCCAGAGCGGGCGCTGGTTGTCGAGCATCGCGGACTGAACCGTGCCGCCCCCGTCCGCCGTCGCCACGTCGCCCCGGAAGCCCGAGAGGACGGAGCGGACGATGGCCGCGAGGGAGCGCGCTTCGTCGTACCCGTCGACGCCGGGGCGGGTGAGCGCGTGGCAGTCGACCTGCACGCGGGAGTCCGCGACGCCCGCCTCGCCGCTCATCATGTACGTCGGGATGTCCGAGATCACGTCGACCACGATGGCCGGGAACGTGACCCGCTGCGGGAGGTGGGAGGCGTAGACGCGCGGGCTCGGGGTCGTCGCGCCCCCGCACATCGACGCCACGGCCGGGCTCGCCTTGAGCAGCGCGATCACGGCGTAGTCGATCACAGGTCGAGCCCGATCGAGAAAGCCTCGCGCGCGCCGCGACTGAGCTTGCCCTTGGCCGCCTGTCGCCCGTAGCGGGTCGCCACGCGCTTGACCTCGTTCGCGATTTCCTGCCCGAAGATCTTGATGGCCTCGCCCTTGCGCGAGTCGAACGCGGGGCGGAGGAACGGGTGCTTGGGAACGTGGCCGACGACCTTCCCCGCGATCGCGTCATCCGCGCGCTTGGTCACGCGGTGGCGTATCCACCGCCCTTGACGGTCCCGACGATGGTCCCACTCGACCGCCGTCCCCTTACGTGTCTTGCCCACGACCTGCCGATGGCCGAACTCCACGAGGTGCGCGTGCGGGGCGGATGACCCGAGGAAGACCTCGGCGACCGCGCGCTTCCCCCCGCGCTTGGCCTTCTGCGACCTGCTCAGCGTAGTCCGGATGATGATCGAGTCTCGGAGCTTCTTCTTGTGGACGCTACGCTCCTCGGTGCCGACAGGGGCGAGAGCCTCGGCCGCCTCTTTCATCGGCTTCATCGCCCGCTTGAGCGCGTTACGCAGCGCGTCGCGCGTCCCGATCGACCCGATGGCCTGGAACGCTTCGAGCAGGTCGCCCACCCCGCCAACGGTCAGCGTGAGGGAGTTGGCCGGCGTCGCCATCGTCAGAGCAGCAGCACGGCGAACTTGATCGCCGAGCCCGATGCGTCGAGGTACAGCGTGCCGTCGGATTGCTGCCACCCGTCGCGCCCGAGGATGATGTGGACGTGGTCGTCCGCCGCGAGGCTGTACGCCGTGATCGTGGTCAGGCGTCCGCTGTCCGCGGCAGCGACGGCTGTCACGGTGATCGTGAGCGCGCCCGCGCTGTCGTTCCACGCGCACAACATGAGGCGGTTCGACGACCACGTAACCGAGTTGCCGTTCGCGTTGTCCGCGGCGGTGTACGTGATGTCGAGGTCGCCGGCGGAGACGACGCCGAGCTGCGCGCCCTGCTGCGGGGTCTGCGGTGTGATCGCTGTGCGTGGCATGGGCGTCTCCTGTGCTCAGGCTCCGAGCCTGCTTAGTCGGTCGGGTTCTCCGCGGGCGACGCCGAGGCGAGCACGTCGACGTACTCGCGGAGTCCCTGCCCGCCGGGCACCGCGCCCTCGATGTTGTACTGCTCGCCGCGCCACTCCAGCCGCCACGACGCCTCGATCCGCCGGTAGCGCATCCGGAAGGACGTCGTGGCGCTGGCGAAGCGGTGATCGCCCGTGAACGCCTCGCGCTGGCTGATCGGCGTGACGCGCGCGCGGACGGTCGCCACGAGCACCCACGTCTCGAGCATCATGCCGGAGCCGGTGGTCGAGAGGCCGTCCTCTTGGCGAAGGATGGTCACCCGCTCGCGCAGGTCGCCCGCGCGCACTACCAGCCCCCCGAGACGTAGGACGACAGGAGCCGCTGCGCCGCGAGCGGGACCGTGGTCTGGATCGTGCCGACCAGCCCTTCCTCCCGTCGCTCGTACATCTCGCCGCACAGCAGCAGCGTCGCCTGGCGCAGCACGCGCGGCACCGTCGCCGCCGTCGACCCGTAGCCTGCGACGAAGACGACCGTGACCGCGAACCGCTGACCGCGGGTCGTCGGGTACGTCACGTCGTACGCGAGCGAGACCGAGCCGCGCTCTGACCGTGGACCGGCGGGGGCGTTGACGACGTACTGGCTGGTCGCCCACGTCTGCGTCGTGCCCGTGCCGTCGACGTACGTGATCGACGTGACGGACTGGAGCGGGGCCATCGGCAGATACCACAGGTCGGAGCCCGGGAAGCCGTCGAGCTTGAGCGTCCACGTCTGCGTCAGCATCGCGCGCGACGTGTGAGCCTCGACGGTCTCGCGCGCGGCCGTGATGATCGCGGTGAGGTAGGCGTCGTCGCCGTGGTCGTCGCTGTCGATGCGACAGTGCTCGCGCACTTCGTCGATCGTCAGCGGCTCGACAGTCGGGGCGGTCGTGAGCGTGAGGCTCACGTCACTCGTTCCCGTGCGCGACGCCCTCGACGTAGAGGTAGATGACGCCGTTCTTCGAGTTGCCCGCGTTGGTCACCGCGACCGTGAGGACAGAGCATACGGCGGGGTGCTGCGCCTTCGCGAGCGGCGTCGCGTCCGTGTCGAGCACGAAGAAGTACGTCTCCTCGGTCGTCGTCGTGTGCCGGTTCTGGAGGTCGTCGTCGCAGCCCGTGAGGACGTTGACGGACTCCGAGTCGGTCAGCACGATGTCGTAGTTGGCGGTCGGCGCGGCGGCACCGGGGTCGGTCACCGCCTTGACGAGCCGACCGCTGATCTTGTTCGCCGTCGTGCCGCTGACCGCGCCCGTCGTGTCGTCCGACGTCCACGTCCCGATGACGCGCGTGATCGGACCACCGGGCACCCGGTCGTAGGTGAAGGCCATCGAGGAACCGGCCATCGGTCAGTCCTCCTCAGTCGGCGTCGAGTGCCGGGGAACCACCCGCGCCCTTGACGATCGCGATGGTGCCCTTGGTGTTCGTCACGAAGTTCTCGCAGTGGTTCATCGAGTCGGCCACCGCGTTCGCCGCGACGGTCGCGCCGCTCGCCTGGCCGCGCGTGCCCGCGATGATGCCGGTCGTCCCGGTCACCACTTCGAGGTACGGCTCGCCCGCGTCGGTGTTGTGGACGTAGTTGTCGATCACGTTGAAGTGCTGGCACAGCGTCGTGATGTTCGAGATGCACGCCAGCGAGAAGTCGCCCATGAACTCGCAGTTACGCACGGTCGCGTTGTTGACCGCGCCAACGAGCTGGACGCCCACGGACGCGCCGGCCACGGCGGGCTCGGCGAGGAAGCGGCAACCCTCCACCGTCGGGCGGTGCGCGCCGACGTTGATGTTCAGCGAGTTGATGAAGTCGAAGCCGGTCGTCGCGCCCCACTGGAACTCGCAGTTGCGGACGGTGCAGTCGAGGCCCGCCGCTTCGACGTCGAGCGCGACCACGACGGCCGAGATGCCCGCGACGAAGACGAGGTTCTCGATCCACACGTTCGCCGCGCCGACCGCTGCGGTGGAGTCCGTGGCGCTGTACGTGAAGACGGGGCGCAGGCGTCCCCACCCGAGGCCGATGATGCGGATGCCCGCGACGTCGGCATCGAAGCCGTCGGCCGCCGCGATGGTCTCGGCGTGGCCGGGCATCACGTAGATCGTGTCGCCCTTGGACGCGGTGCACAGGCCGATGGCGTAGTCGAGCGTGGCCGTCGGGCTGTCGGGGTTCTGCCCGTAGCCTGCCGCGTCGGTGCCCGTGCCGGAGTGGCAGAAGAAGACCGAGCCGGTGCTCAGGCCCTCGTTGACGACGGCGAACATGCCGCCGCTCTGCTTGCGAACGAAGAGTTCTGTCTTCGCCATGTCTGCGTCTCCTTGTCAGCGTCTGAGGCGAAGGGGGCGGCGCGTGCCGCCGCCCCCGTTGTCGGTCAGGGTTAGGCGATGGCCGTGACGGGAACGAGGCCCGGGTAGCGGGGCTCGGAGAGGATGCAGATGACGCCGGCGACGACGGGGTCGTTCGTCGACTCCACCGACTTGAGCGCCACGAACGGGTTGCCCGCGTCCGCGCCCTCGATGTCGTCGGCGCTGACCTCGCAGGCGTACATGTAGTTCGAGCCCGCGGTCATCGTGAGGCCCGTCGACGCGGTTGCCGTCGAGGCGCCCCAGGTGTCGACCGTGGTCGACGACGCGCAGACGCGCGACCGGAACGCCACGGCTCCGGCACCCGTGCCCGCCGCGGCGGACGCCGCGAGGATGGTGATGGTCGCGTCCGCGGTGCCGCTCGTCGCGACGCCCGTGTGGACCAGGAACGTCGCGCGGCGGTAGTTCGCGAGCGAGATGTAGTCGGTGGTCAGCGTGCCCGCGAGCGCGTCGGCGACAGGGTACTTGACGCTCACGATGTGGTGATCGTGGAGGAAGTCCATCATGGGTCGAGTCTCCTAGGCGCGGGTTGCGAGCGTGAGGATCGGGGAGAGCGTGTTGGTGCCCTTGAAGGGCGTGATCGCGGAGGGGAGCCAGGGCTGTCCGTCCATCTCGAATATGAACCTGAATGCCGATTGAGCAAAATCAAACTTCAAGTGGATCGAGACCGCGCTGTCGACCATGCCGACGACGGCTACGCCGTAGGCGTTGAGGTTCACGAGGCAGATGTCGCCGGAGGTCCCGAGCGTCGAGCAGTACTCGATCGGGATGACCGGCAGGCCCTTGAGGCGAGCGTTCGGCGTGTCGGCCACCCCGCCCGCAGGCAGGTAGACCGGGACGCCGCCCGTGCCGACGGTGGCGGAGAGCTGTTCGAGTGCGGGCTCGACGTCCTGGTTGATGAACCAGACCGCGCCGCTGCGCCAGTTGGCGTGGCAGCGCGCGTACATCTTGTCGATGTTCTCCTTCACGACGGTTGCGGCCGCCTGGCCGGTCTCCTTCGCGATGTCGAGCGTGGCCGCGTGGCCGAGGAAGCCGAGCGGCTTACCAGCGCCGTCGCCACGGAAGATGCCGTCGCCGACCTTGAAGTTGATCTCGTCGGCCGCGCCCGCGGTCAGGACCGCGCTCGCCGTGCCGGGGGCCTTGCGCAGCATCTTGTCGCTGACGAAGCCGAAGACGTACAGCTCGTTGGGCTGGAACTTGACCTCGCGGTACTTCGGCGTGCTCGACGTCAGCGACGTCAGCTCGGCCTTCCAGTAGCCGCGGATGCCGCCGTGGCGCGAGCCGTCGGCGCGCGAGGTCTCGTTGATCGCGGGGATCGTGAGCGACTCGACGCCCGTGGGGAACGGGATGTTGTCCGTGTACCCGAGCAGGGAGTTCGACGCCATCCGCGTGCGATCCCAGATCTCCGTCGAGAACGCGGGCGGGAGGAAGACGCCGCCGTCCTCCTTCACGCTCACCTGCTGGCCCGTGCCCGCTGCGGCCATGAGCCGCTGACTCGTGCGCGGGTTCTGGCCGGCGTCCTGCACCGCCATCGCGAAGTCGCCGAGGTTGGCGAAGCCTCGCTTGGGGTCGTCGTCGGTCATCTGCCGGACGCTCGACGTGATCGCCACGCTGCCGCGCTCGATCACCGCGGCCGCCTCGGCGTTGGCGATCTCGCGGGCGAGGACCGAGCGGCGGTCCGCGATGGCGGTCAGCCCCACGGCGATCTCGTCGTCGCGCGTCTTCTCGTCGTCGGTGAACGCCTGACCCTCGCGGGCGCTGACCGTGGCGAAGAGCGTGGTGGCCTCCGCGCGCAGTTCGCGCTCCTCGGTGTCGAGCGTGGCGGCGTCCTCGCGCATGTGTCGGAGGTCTCGGGCGATGGCTGGCATGTCGGTTCCTCGCGGGTGTGCGGGTGATCGGGGGTCAGGCTCTGTCCCTGCTTACGTAGCGGAGACGGCGGCGGCGGAAGTCGAGATCGGAGACGGGGGCGGGGGGCGGGTCATGGTCCGGGTTCTCCGTGCTGGCTTCGACCCACACGGGCTTGCCGACTGGCTCGCTGGTCCTGGTGTCGGCGTCCTCGGACACGACGCGCATGTCCTGTACAAGCTCGTCGCCCGCAGCGATGTGCGCCGCCACGTCCCTGCGCTTCCTCACGCGGGCACCGCCCGCGAGTCGCTCGACCGTCGCCTCCAGTGTGGCAACGCGGTCGGCCATGCCCGCCTTGACGGCTGCCTTGCCGCGCACCATGCGGCCCTCGCCGTAGCCCGAGCGGACGGCGGACGGGGAGACGCCGCGCCCCTTCGCCACATCGGCGACGAACTGCGCATAAGCCTCATCGACGTGCGCCTGCATCTCTGCCTTCGCTTCGTCGCCGAGTGGCTCGAACGGGTTGCCCTCGGTCTTGTGCTTGCCCTTGCTGACGATCGTGACGTCGAGCCCCTCGATCTCCAGCGCCTTGGACATGTCGGCGTGCATCGAGTAGACGCCGACCGAGCCGACCTCACCCGATGGCGTGATGACGATCTCGTCGGCCTGCGCCGCGAGCCAGTACGCCGCCGACGCGGCCATCGAGTTGGCGACAGCGACGACTGGCACGGACAGCGCGCGCATCGCGTCCGCCGCCTCCTGCACGCCGTCGACCGTGCCGCCGGGGCTGTCGATGTCGAGCACGACCGCGCGCACGTTCGGGTCGTTGTCGAGCTGCTGGAGTTGCGCGATGAGTGCCTGCGTCGACGCGGTGCCGCTCGCCATGTCGCCGCCGCGGTGGACGATCGTCCCGACGACCGGAACGACGGCGACAACGCCACGGCCGGCGCTGCGCCCGAGCGCCGCTGCCGCGACGGCGTGAGCATGGACGCTCGCGCGACCCTCGGCGGTCAGTGCCGCAACGGCCTTGCGTGTGATCTTGCGTCCTGCCGCGCGACGCCCCAGGATGCCGGAGATGAGCGCCCCGGCGGAAGGGAGGATGGCCCAGGGCGTGCGCTGACAGTACGCGAGGATGCGGTCGATCTTGCGGCTCATGCGGTGCTCCCGTTGCCGTTGGTGCCGAGGCGGTTGGCGAGCGCGAACGGGTTGGCCGCCTTGTCGTCGTCGTCCGCCTTGCCCGGCTTGGGCGGCGGAGTGCCGGGACCACGGCCAGGCTGCGCCGGCGCGGGCGCTCCCTGCGTCGCGGGCTTCTCGTCGCCCCACGGAACCGGCGGCAGGTTCTCGCGCGCTCGCCATTCGTTCGCCGTGAGCGCGGTGCCGTTGTGCATGATCTGGTTCGACTGCGCGCGGGAGACGGCGTCGCCGCGCAGCAGGCCGCCGACAGCGAACTCCGCGAATGCGTCATCGAGCACGAGGTCGCGCTTGATCGACTGCTCCCACAGCGTGAGCCACGGCATGAGACCGTGCGTGACGTACGCGAGCGCCTCCTGCTCGACGTTGGCGTATGTCCCGTGGCTCAGGTCGCCGAGCATCGTGGGCGGCACCCCGAACCAGCGGGCGACCTCGCTCACCTGGTGCACGCGCGTCTCGAGGAACTGCGCGTCCTCGTGGTTCATGCCGACGCTGACCGCCGTCATGCCCTTGTCCATCATCGGAGCGCCGCCCCACCCGTCAGGGCCGGACGTCATCGCGCGGAACGACGCCTCGTACTCCTTGCGCTTCTCGACGCTGATGTCGTTCGGCGAGGTCAGGATGAACGACGGCTTGGGCGTCTGGCTGAACTGCCGCGCCCCGAACTCCTCGGTGCTCATCGTCAGCCCGAGCGACGTGCGCGCGACGCCGATAACGGACACGCCGGACGGGTCCTCCGGGTCCGGGTTGAACCCCCTCAGGTGGAAGACCTCATCCTGCGTCAGCCGCTCCTCTGTCCCGTTGGGCTTGCGGTAGCGGTAGAGCACGCGGCCGGTGTCGAGCAACTCGGGGCGGATGCGGACCGTGGGCAGCGGTTCGAGCCGGTCGACGAAGCCGCGCGCGCCGGAGACGATGCGCGCATAGGCGTTGCCGCGAAGCAGGAGATTGGCGGTCATCTGCTGCCGGAACTCGAACGAGGTCTGTCGCGGGTTGGGCTGCTTGCCGAGCACCTCGGCGAGCGAGTCGCGGCGTCGCGCCTTGCCGCCGGGTCGCCCCTCCGCGCGGTCGGGCAGGAGCGTGAAGAGATGCAGCGGGAGTTGGGCCACGTCGTCCGATAGCAGTCGAACTGCGCGGTAGACCGCGCTGATCGTCAAGGCGCTGTCGGCGGTTACCGACTGCCCCGCGGCTGATCTTGAAAGGCTCGCTCCCGCTGCCGAGTACCAGAAGTCGTCCCACCACGGCTTTGCCGCCGTCGAGCCCCCAGCCATCGCCAGCGTGCGCCGCATCGGTGTGCCATTACGCAGGCTGCGCCGGTACTCGTCGGCGACGCGGCGTGGACGGGCAGGCAGGGCGTGGGACACGGGGCGAGGCTGCGAGCCTGCTTACCCGAGCGGGAAGTCCTCCACGTCGTCGACCGACAGGATGACGCCACCGCGCGCCGGGACCTTGTGCTGCGCAACCTCACCACCGCTCTTGCGCTCGCACGGCTTGTAGGCGAGCCGTGGCCCCCAATACCCAGGCACCCACTCACCCGAGCCGGGGATGTAGTGGTGCGGGAGTCGGCGGGTGATCTCCCGCCCCCACGATGTCCCGCAGTCGGGGCACGTCGTCCGCGTCTCGATCTCCGTCGGCAGTTGCTCGCCGCTCCACAGGTCCCGGCACTCAGCGACGCGACGGCGCAGACGATCGAGATGACGGGCGCTAGCGGGTCGCCGCCCCGCACCCTTCCGCGGCTTCGACCCTCGGAGCGGCACGATGCGCGGGATGGGGCGGGTGCGCAACCGGGCGACGTGGTCGACGAGGTCGGTCTGCTCGGACAGGTCGGCGGGGTCAGGTAGGGCGCGCATCAGAACCGGATCATCGTGATACCCGGCGACTCCCGCTCAGTGCTCGCCACCATGAGCCGAGACAGCGCGATGACCGTCGCCACGACGCCGTCGATGCGCCGCGTGCCCCGCGCCTCGCCGCCCGGCTTGACCGGCTTGATGTTGCCCGCGGGGTCGGTCGCGACCTCCGTATTGGCGAAGCACCAGCGCATGATCGGGTTGCCGTCGTGGCGAATGCGCTGCGCCGCGATCAGGCCCTCGAGCAACTTCGCGGGAGGGCTGAGCGAGAGGTAGCCCTGGCGCACCGACACCATCGGCAGCCCGTCCTCCTCCTCCAGCACCGTGCAGAGCTGCGTCGCGTTGTACGGGTCGAAGCCCCACTCGCGCACCGTGTAGGCGTCGCGGATGTCGAGGAGCGTGTTGCGCACGGCGCGGTAGTCGATGATCGAGCCGTCGGTCACGGTGAGCCAGCCCTCGCGTGCCCACACGTCGTACGGCACGCGGTCCTTGTGCACGCGCTCGCGCAGCTTGTCGCGCGGCAGGAAGAACCACGCCTTGAGGTCGACGGAGAAGTCCACCGCGACCGTGCGCCGCTCCGTCCGGTTGCTCCCGCCCTCGACTTCGATCTCGTCGGCGTCGCGCGTGTCGGGTCGCCGGAACGCGGCGACGATGGCCGTGAGGTCGGTCGTCTCCGAGAGGTCGATGCCGACGCACGCCACGAGGTCGGCTAGGTCGGGCGGGTCGCTCTCGCCCTCGCGCCGGCACGCCTCCCACGCCTCGGGTGACACCCACACCGTGCGCGACTCCGTCCACACGTTGAGGTCGAGGTTGAGGAACGAGTTGCGCTTGCGCGGCTCCTGCGATGCGGCGAGGCACTCGTCGCGCATGTAGTCGAGCCGCTTCGTGATCCCGAGCGACGGGTTCGCCTTGATCCACACGTCCTCATCGGTCCACACGTCGGACTCGCCGATCTCGAAGACGACGGGTAGGAAGGTCGGATCGTCGCGCGTGCCCGCGAGCACATCCTTCGCGCGCTCGTACTCCTCGAAGCAGATGGACTCGCGGTTGGTGCCCGCCGTCGTGATGATGCACGTCACGGGCTGACGCCGCGCGCTCGTGCCCTTGTAGAGCGTGTCGTAGAGGTCGCGCGTCTGCTGCGTGTGGAACTCGTCGAAGATCAGGCCGTGGATGTTGAAGCCGTGCTTCGTACCGACCGAGCGGCTCAGCACCTTGTACGTCGAGCGGGTCGACGTGCGGGTGACGGCCGTCTTGTGCACGACGAGCCCCGCATCGGTGACGAGCGCGGGCGACTCCTCGACCATCGCCACCGCGTCGCCGAACACGATGCGCGCTTGCTTCTCGTCGGCCGCCGCGGAGTAGACCTCGGCACCCGGTTCGCCGTCCGCGGCGAGCAGGTAGAGCGCGAGACCCGAGGCCACGCATGACTTCCCGTTCTTCTTCCCCACGATCAGGAACAGGTAGCGGAACCGCCGCAGGTCGTCGGCCGCGCGCTTCCACCCGAACAGCGGGCGCAGGCACAGGAGCGACTGCCACGGCAGCACCTCGAACGGCTTGCCCGCCCACTCGCCCTTGACGTGCACGAGGTAGTCGCGGAAGAACCGCTCGGGCTTGAGCGCAGCCGCGTCGTCGTACCAGTAGAGGCCGCACGGCGACACCCACCGCGCGCCGTCCCACTCGGCATCGAGGCGCAGGGAGACACCGGGCCACGAGTCCCACGGTGCCTCGCCGTCGCCCCACCAGCCCGCGGAGGGCGGGGCGCTAGGTGCCGAAGTAGTCGCGGCGTCGGCGGTCACGCTCGGTCTCCCCCGCGCCCGGCGGCGCTGCCTCGACGCGAGCACGCGCAGAGGGGGACAGCCCGAACTCGCCGCGCAGCACGCGCAGCCCATCGCGCGCCGCGTCCAGCTCCGTCGCCGCACCCGTGCGCCGCGTGCCTGTCTTGGTCTCCTCGGTCCCCCCGACGAGCGAGTGAGCAACCACCGCCGCGCGATAGCGGATCAGCGCGTCGCACAGTTGCTCGAGCGCGGGGCCGTCGGCCGGCGTGAGCACGCGCATCGACAGCAGCGACGCCGAGAACTCCGCCCAAGCCGCGCGGTGCACAGCGTCGAAGTGCTCGGGCATCGGGGGCGCGCCGGGCGCAACGTGGGGCTCGGCGCGCCGATCCGCGCGGGACTTCGTGCCGTCGAGACGGTGGAGCGCCGCGGGCTTGGGCGGACGACCGCCAACTCCCTTGCCGCGTGTGGATGCCATGATCGTGAGCCTCCGTCCCTGCCTGTGACGCCGATCCCCGACGCCGTCCCACGAACGTCAGTGGGGCTCGGTCCCCACTAACGTTCGTGGGGCTCGGGGAGGCTAAGTATCGACTCTGCATTTTTTAGATA